CCGTCCAGGACTACATCAAGCGCAAGGGAAAGAAGGACCCCCTGGGCGGAAAACACGTTTAACACCGATAAAAGCCCCGATAACACCGGGGCGCACCGATACGAAATGGCAAACAAAAACCCCAATACAAGCGGACTAAAACCCCGCTGGCAGCCAGGACAAAGCGGCAACCCAAGCGGACGCCCCCGGAAGATAACGAAGGCGCTGCGGTCCCTTTTTGGGGACCAGGCCCGGCGCTACTACAATTTGACGGAAGCAGAGCTGGACGAATGGGACGGGCTTTTAATAAGCCTAACAACGGACCAGCTGCGGGCTATTATTCAGCTTGACAGCGCCCCGGCATACCCGAAGGCGCAAGCCGTAGCAATTCTTACAGATATGAAGAACGGGCGCACCTCAACCGTGGAGCGCCTGGCCGACCGCCTTTTTAACAGGAGTAAGCCGCGCCGCGTTGAGGTCACCGGCAAGGACGGGTCCGACCTTATAGCGCCCCGGATCCTGACCAAAGAGGAAGCCGCCGCCTTCATAGAGAAGTTAAACGAAGACTATTAACAGACACCACCGGCCCGGGGATATATAAATATATTTTTCTATAAAAACCCGGCCGGGCAAAACCCACACACACCATGAGCAAAGAGAAAAAGGCCGCGCCCGCCGAAACGGCGCAACAGACCGCCCCGGCGGCAGAACAGGAACAGATCCAGCAGGCAGCCCAGGAGGGAGCCCCGGAAAAAACCCAGGAAGAAACCCAGGAAGGAGCCCAGGAGGGAGCCCAGGAAGGAGCCCAGGAAGCAGCGCCCGGAGCCGAACCGGCGGCCAAAAAGAAGCAGGCCCCGCTGGCGGCCAGATTGCAGGCAGCCCAGGAGCGAGCCGCGGACGCATTAAACGAGCTTTGCAGCCTTATGCGTAACGAGGTCGGCCGCCCTATTTTATTCCCGGTTCAGGTCCTGCAGGTGTTCAAATTCGTAGACGACCCGGCCGCCCCCTTCCAGCCCGCCCAGATTGAGCTGGAGCGCGAGCCCTTCCAGCCGCAGCCCATAGCCGGCGTCGTTCCCCATGAGGTAAAGGGCCCCCAGCAGATCAGCACGGACCACAGCCTGCGCACAAGAAAGGCGCTAAACATACAGGCCCCCGGCGCAAAATAGGGCGCGAGTCCTACCTGGGGCACACAAGCAAAGCGCAATCCCTTGAAAAATAGGCTTTTGCGATTTTGCGGTCGGTAATTTGCCCGAATCCTGCCCGACAGGACACGCCAGGAAGCCAAAAAACGGCATTTTTCAAAGGTTAAAGAGCATAGAAGCATGGACCAGATAACAATAATACACCCAGACGGAACGACCCTGCCGCTTATGCGGCGGTCCGCCGTTTCCGCCGTAACCAACGCGAAGCAAAAGAAAGCTTTTGCAGGGGCGGACACAATAAGCATGACCGTAGAGAGCGCCCTGCCCCTTGACTTCCAGCTGGGGGACAAAATAGTCGCTTTCAGCGGGGAAACGTACACGCTTAACCAGGCCCCGAAGATACGAAAAGAGGGCCCCCGGGTTTACGAATATTCGCTGACCTTTGAGGGCCGGCAATACGAACTAATAGACACCTTATGGCTCCTGCCCGAGGGCTTGATGCGCGACAGCTTTACGGGGACCCTTGCACAATTCGCCGCTATTCTTATCAGCAACGGAAACCGGCGACGCCCGGGCCGCTGGATCCTGGGCGACGTACCAGCCGAAACGGAGTATAAAACGCTTACTTATTCAGGAAAAAACTGCCTGGAGGTATTGTGGGACCTTTGCAGCCAATACGGGACCGAAACGGAGATCGTAGAGGACACCCAGGCGGGGACGCTTATTTTACACTTTCACACGGTCGGCCAGGTATTCCCGTATACGTTCCAATACGGGCGGGGAAAAGGCCTGTATGATCTTGAAAGGCAGAATGTAAGCGGGGCCAACGTAATAACGCGCCTATACGTTTACGGCGCAGAAAAGAACATGCCGAAGGGCTACCGATATAACCGGCTATGCCTTCCCGGGAAGCTAAAGAACGAGAGCTACATCGAGGACGCCGCAGCAATACAAAGGTACGGGCTCAGGGAAGGCCGCAAGGAATATAAAGACATATTCCCGCAACGTTACGGATCAGTAACAGCCCTGGGGGCCGACGTTTTGAGCTTTGCAGACAATACGATGGACTTCGACCTCAACGAGCGGGACCAGGAAGGAAACACCAAGTGGCTCCGGGAGGGCGTCCCGGCAAAGCTTCAATTCACGACGGGCCAGCTGGCCGGCTATTCGTTTGAGGTTCAAAGCTACAACCACACAACGAAAACCATCAGAATAAAGGCGTACCAGGACGAAAGCGGCTACAAATTCCCAGACGCAGCAAGCGCCGCCCGGCAATTCGCCGTCGGGGACAGGTATTTTTTTACAGAAATAGAGCTGCCCCAGAGCTACGTGGACGCGGCCGAAAGCGCCCTGCAGACGGCCGGCGCGGCGGACTACGAAAAGACGAAAGCCCCGCAAGTAAGCTATAATTTAAGCCTTGATAAATTCGTATTGAAGCAGGCATCGGGGGCCGGTACAGAAGCCGCCCTTTTCCAGCCCGGCGACTATTTGCAAGTTAAAGACGATGACCTGGGGCTGGAGCGCAGCATCCGAGTAAAAGAGCTTGAGCGCAATTTATTAGACCCCTACGAATATAGCGTTACTCTTGCCGATACAATACAAGCAAACACCATTGTGCGCGCCGTTCAAGACGTTCAAGAAATAAAGAACATCATCGAAACGAACCAGCTAAACGACCCGCAGAAGGCCCGCCGAAATTGGCGCGCCACGCAGGACGTCCTCTCCGCCGTATTCGACCCGGACGGCCACTATTACAGCGAGAAAATACGCCCGCTTTCCATTGAGACGACGATGCTGGCCGCCGGGGCAAAAAGCCAGCAGTTCACGCTGGCCGGCATAACCTTTGAACCGAACTACAACGGAGACCCGAACGCGATCGCGGCGGCGGGCGGCGTTTTGGTACACTTTACGATAGAAGAAAACGTGAGGTCCTGGGCCCTTGCAGCGCTTTCCGTTTCAGGCTTGACACCGGCAACAATTTATTACGTTTATGCCCGCTGCAGCAAAGCAGGATCCGCCGGAAATATTGTAATAGACGCCACGCAGAGACAGGCGGACGGGGACCCGACGTATTATTATTTTCTTATTGGCACGCTTTCCAGCGTCATAACAGACGACGGCGGAGCCAGACCGGCCCGGGTCCTTTCACTTACTTATGGCAGCAGCACAATAAACGGCCGCTTTATTAAGACCGGCCGAATAGAGAGCAGCGGCGGCGGGGCCGCATACTTTGACCTGGATAACGGGGAGATCGGCGGAAATATTAAGTTTACAGCCAGCGACGGGACCACGAAAAGCGTCGCGGATCTTGACGACGTAAGCCAGGAAACAAAGGACTATATAGACAACACCCTGCCCGGCATTATTTCCGATATTCAGGCACAGCTGGACGGCCAGATAGAACAATTTTTTGAGACCTACGACCCGACAACCAGCAACCTGCCCGCAAGCGGGTGGAGCGCCCAGGAAAAAGAGAACCACCTGGGGGACCTTTTCTATAATACCAGCAGCGGCAAAGTATTCCGCTGGGTAAAGGAAAACGGGGCCTATAAGTGGCAGGAACTTAGCGACGCAGAGGTCGCCCAGGCCTTGCAGCTTGCAAACGACGCCCTGGCCCTTGCACGCGAAAAGCGGCGTATTTTTGTAACGACACCAACAACCCCTTACGAGGTCGGCGACCTTTGGGTCCAGGGACCCACCGGCGGCATCATGCGATGCAAAACGACCCGCTTAACAGGCAATTACAGCGCGGCCGATTGGGAGCCCGCCAGCGACTACACAGACGACACCGCCCTGCAGAACTTTATAACGGGGCAATTTGCGACCGTTACGGCGGAACTTTCGGAGCAGATAGACGGCAAAATAGAAACCTGGTTTACAGACAGCGACCCGGCAACCGCCTGGACCACAGCAGCGCAAAAGGCGAAGCACGTCGGGGATATGTGGTACAGCGCCACAGCGAAGCAGCTAAAGCGCTACAACGTAAGCGGGAGTACATACAGCTGGCAGCGCATAGAGGACACAACCGCCCTGGCCGCCTACGAAAACGCAAGCAAGGCCCAGGACACCGCGGACGGGAAACGCCGGGTCTTTGTAGCGACACCGGCCCCGCCCTACGATCCGGGGGACCTTTGGCTGCGCACCCTTGACGGCTTGAAGCTTATTTATAGATGCACCACCGCCCGGGCGGAAGGTTCTTTTATAGAAAGCGATTGGGAAGAAGCCGTTTCCTACGACAACACAAAGACCGTGATAGACGGCGGCCTGGTTACTTCCGGGACTATTCAGCTGGCCGGGGACGATACCGCCATAAAGGCCGGCATCACCGGCGAAGGGACGGCGGACACTTCCGTCAGGATCTGGGCCGGAGCAACCCGGGCAAACAGAGGGGCCGCCCCCTTCCGGGTCTTGCAGAACGGCAAGATGTACGCAACAAACGCAGAGATAAGCGGCACGATACACGCCAGCGCCGGCGATATTATAGACGTAGTTACGAAGCGCCTGCGTAACCCCTTCCGGGAAGTAATATCCAGCTTTGACGCAATAGACGACGACACGGTCCACAGCGGCACATTAAACAGCCACCTGGTGGGAACACTTGACTGGACCACAAAGAGCAGCGGCCGCCGTATGGTCTTAGCGGGAAGTTTCAGTATAAACGCGCCCGCCGGTAAATACTTCTACGAAAACGGCCGGCTCTTCCAAAGCTTGCAGACTTCAAAGGAAATAACCGAAATTTTAGGCTGGGGAACCGAAAACACATTTTACGGCTGGATCATAATGAACCGCCAGCTTTGGCGCACTACTTTCAGCTTTGGCCGTACCTTAACGCCCCTGGCTTTTGGCCGCGTAAGCGGGTATTCCAGCGGGGCCAGCTTTGCGCTAAAAAAGGTATTCGACGGCAGCACGATAACCTGCGGGCGGACCGGGACAGGGAATTATTATATACACGTTCCCCGGGCCTGGTTTGTAAACGCATCCTATATTTTGCCCGTTCTTGTAGGATACGGCCCCGTCGAGGGAAGCAGCGACGCCTGGACAAAGGCCACGTTATTAGGCATTGAGGAAAGCACGTACATCGTAGGGGAAACCAGCCGCCAGAGCTACAAAATAAAAATCGGCATTTCCGACGACGCCAGCGCGAACGATGGAAGCTTTTATTTCCTACTTTACAACATGGCCCAGTGGGACGACTAAACACGCGAGAAAGGCAACCCGGCGACCCCGTAGAAGTTACGGGGCCACCGCGGGGAGCCAGGGGCCACGCCTTCCAGATCTGCAGCAAAGGGCCGGGCAAAGCCAGCACGAAGGGAAGGAGCATCCAGGCCGCCCAGGCCGCGGCCAAAAGGAAGCAGCAGGCAGCGAAAACCCCCGGATCCGCGGGGCCAGTCGGGCAAAAACCGGGCAAAACGGCTCCAGGGCAGGAAAAAGGCGCTTATTATCAGCGCAATAGAAACGAGAAAAGACCCCTTATGGGAGTCGAACCCAGCGGGGCGCAGAGGAAAAAGCGCGCCTTTTGCGCCCCCGGGTTCTTTCTATTATTCAGGGGAAAGCCCAGAGCAGCCCAGGAGCCCGCGCCAGAAGGGCGGAAAAGGGGCCGTATTTCGCACGATAACGCGCCGGTGGACCAATCCCCCACCCAGAAGGAGAAAGCGCAACGTGGGCGAAATTCGCAGAAAATAAGGGGACGCCAGGCGACGGGGCACAGGGACAAAAAAGAGCTGCCCCGGCCCATTACTTCCGGGGCAGCAAAAGAGCTGGCCATTAAACAGCTAACACCCAGTCCGGGGAGGCCCAAAAGCCCCTCGTCGGGTATTGGGTTTAATATGCCCCCCGGGCGTACCCGGGAGCAACGGCAAAGTTAAAAAAAATGCGAAAAAAAGTAAAATTTTTTTCTTGCAGAGTGTCAGCGTTTTACGCGAAAAAGGCGTATTACACTAATACGCTAACTAACTGATAGTCAATTTATTAGCTTGCATAATTGAAAACTTTTGTTTACCTTTGCAATAGAAACAAAAACCAAAAACGAAATGGCACACACAGACACACGCACACAGCGCCCCGCACCCGTAGCAATCGCAGACGCCGAATGGCTTAAAGTTATCAATCAGCAGGCAGCCAGCATCACGCGCAAAAACAAGCAATTAGCCAGACTTAAAAAGCTGCTGGCAGAAGCCCGCGCCCTAAACGGCGGAGCCAGCCAGGACCCGGCCGGCACTTTTGTGCCGATTGGCCCGGCATTTTTGAGCTAAACAAACCCTTAAAATAAGCACATACAATGGACCTTAAGACAGAACAAAACAAGCCCACCGCAAGCGACGTAATAGACGCCTTGCAGATGAGCGACAGCCAGCGCAAGTGGCTGGAATTCCGGGAGCGTATACACGACCTTAACGCGGAGATCCAGGAACAGGCCGCCCGGGACTTTGCCGGCGCGGACCTGGGCGAGATTGACGCCGCCGTGGAGACCATAAGCCGCAACCTTTGGGACCTTTTCGGGGACGCCTTACAGGAGGACATCCAGAAGGCCCGGGAAGCTTTGACCTCCTTTGTTACCCGATAGAGCCAGCCACCAAAGCAGAAGCCAGATGGAAACGAAAAAGTTTCTTGTTTCTTGCAGTATTGCTGGCCCGCTGCCCCGCTTTATTGAAGCGGAGACCCCGCAGGAAGCTATCAGCAACTACCTGGGGCTATTACGCCAGATCAGCGCCGAAGTAAAGGCCTACGACGAAAACGACGCCGAGAATTACGCCGCAAAGCGCACCCGGCTCCGTCTCCAGCAGGAAAAGGAGGGCTAACACGATGGCAGCCCAGGAACACCCCCGCGCCCTTGCAGAGCTTGACCGCCTGCTGGACGACTTCGACGCCCCCACGATAGCCGGCTATTTGCGGGACCTTTGGCGGTCTCACTTGCTTAATAGTGACGGCTACAACCCCGCGGACCTTTGCGGAATATTTGACATGATCGAGGGAATAAACCGGGTCGCCAAAGCCCGGGAAACCGAGAGAGAGACCCCCGCGCCGTAACGGGACACCCCGGAGCTGCAGAGCTTAGACCCGGCGCAGAATTGAACCAATAACCCCAAAAAAACACAGCAAAATGGCAAACTTTAGCATCCCCAAAGTAACGGTCCCCAAGCTTACAGGAGCGACCGCAAAAAAGAACCTTTCCAACCTTAAGAACATCAAGCGACAGGCGGAGCAGGTAGAGCGAAAAATGAACAAATAAAGCAAGCGCCGGCGGCGCTGCACAGATTGACAACCCGCCGGCGCGCTTTACGCCCCGCACAAAAACGGGCTATTTCGGGACCTATTCAGGACACCGCGCAGCCCGGCCGACCTTTCCAGCCTGCAGGCACTTTGCGGGCTGCATGACCCGCTGGAAGGAATAGCAGCCGCCAGGGAGAGAGACAGACCCGGGCGCAGCGTCGTGGCATCGTAGCCAGAACGGGCCCCAAAGGGCCAGAAAATAACGCCTTTCTTTTGGCCCTTTCAGGGGCGCGAATTCCAGCAGCTGGGGCAACCTACCTGGCAGCGGGAAACGGAACGCCGCCCAGCTTATAGGAAAGGAGACCCGGCCCGGAAGCCCCGGGGCAGCTTACAGGATCCAGGGAAGGAAGATCCAGGCGAAAGGAAGCGCCGGGCCGCTATTCGACACCCGAAACACCCGCCGGCACGTTCAGGACAGACAGCCGGGGAAAGACCGGCCAGACCAGGCAGCAGGCAGGCAAGCTGGCCGCTGTAGAAACCGCAGGATCCGGGCGGGCACACGCAAGCCCAGAGGGCAAAGGCCGCATGGCGCAGCGCAGAACCGGGGACCGGCAACACAGCCAGGGACAAACCAGGAAGGAAGCAGGCGAAGGGATCCGGGGAAGCGCCCCAACAAACGCACCCACCAGGGCCTGGAGGGAGACAGCCGGCAAAAGGGAAGGGGGCCACAAAGGCCCCCACGGTAAAAAAACAAGCATCAAGGAAAGCGGAACACCGCAAGCACCGAGCCAGATCAGCCCGGGGCCGCCGGCATTATACCAGGTACAGGGCCCCGTCCATGATGCCCCCCAGATATTCAGCCCCCGCCGGGGCTTTTTCGTTAAGCCCAGGATAAACCGCAGCCAGCCGGCGGCCACCAGACAGGCAGCGCCGCAGGATCCCCGGGGCCTTTTCCGGGCCTGCCGCGTAAGGCAGCAGCGCCACCAGGTCCCGGTCCGGGGCCTTTTCGTTTTCCAGGTATACACGCACCAGGTCGGCATCCGGGACCCGTTCCAGATCCAGAGCAAAGACAAAGCGCCCCACTTGACCCGGAAGGGGCCGGCGGTGCTTATTCCCAGGCGGGAACCCGTAGGGAATACCATCAGGGAAAGCCCGGCAGCCGTAGCCGTTGGGCTTTTCAAAATGCTGACAGCGTAAACAAATAGGGTTGATTGGATCCATAGCGCCGGGGCGTTCTAAAATTTTTTGCAAGTGTAGCATCAATTTCCGAAAAATACAAGTCCTCCAGGCAGCCGGCGGCCAAAAAAAGGGCTTATCTTTGTGCCGCTATTAGCCGAATAAACGAATAGAGACACAATGAGACACCACAATTTTACAGCACTTGCAGCCGCCGCAGCAATAGCCGCCCTGGCAGCTTGCAGCAAGACCCCCGCCCAGGAACCGGCGGAAACCTTGCAGCCCGTTAAATTCAGTATTGAGACCCTGGCCGCAGAATACGGGCCCCTGACGAAAGCGACAGGATCCGACAAAATAAACACCCTCGCCCACAAGGCAATAAAACCCAGCGCCCCGGGCTATCAATACGCAGTAAACGCGTACACGACCGAGCAGCTGGCCGCGCTTGACCTTTCAGCGCTTGAAGTAAAGCTGCCCTCCGGGGACTTTACGATGTACTTTGTAGCAGGCGGCAAAGACACCACCGACCCGCTGACCTGGAACAGCACCGAAATAACCATGACGGACCCCCGGGAACTATTCGCGGGCTCCGTTACAGGCGTAAACATACAGACCGCCCAGGAATATAGCGTCACCCTGGAGCGCGTAACAGGCGCGCTGGCCCTTAATATTACGGACCTTGCAAACGCCCCGGCAAACTTTACAAAAGTAAAGCTGGCCTTCGACTGCCCGAATATTTGGAACCCAGTCGCCGGGACTTTTACGGGGAGCAACAGCGCCGGCGTAGAGCTTACAAAGGAGGAAATAACAGCCGGCGAGTATAAGTCCGTTTTCCCCTTTTCCGCCCGTACCATTCAAGTCCAAGTATATAACGGGGGGACCAGAGTCTCCACCTATTCAGTAAGCGCCGCCGTATATAGCAACCGAAAGACGATCATCACCGGGGCGCTGTTCGGGGGAACGGGCTCTTTTGCCGTTTCCGTTGAGGACACCTGGGGAGACGATAACCCCGTAAATATTCAGTAAGAAAGCGGGCTAATAGCAGAAGGGGCTGGGAAATTCCAGCCTTTTTTTATATATTTGTACCAGGGCGGGGAGACACCCCGCAAACGGACCAATTACAAGCCGTAATTTTGGAAGTTGTCGGGCAATTTACGGGCAAATCGGGAAAAGGAAAAGCGCAAAACCTTGATTTATAAGGCTTTGCGCTTGTTAAATGTACCCCCGCTCGGAATCGCCAAACGTTATGCGGGCAAAAGCGTAACAAACGGAAAAATACAGCATTTAGCGAAAAAAGTAACTGAATAGCAATATTCTGAGCGCTATTTAAATTATTCCTTTCAATTCCTTTTTTTTCCTTTCTGTTCTTGTATATGTCGGGCAAAACATCTATATTTGCCCGACGTTATTATTTTACGATATGGAAAAAAGCTCAAAAGCACCACGAAAGTACTACGTTATTACGGAGGGAGAGCTGGAAGCCGTAGCCCTTCAGGCGGCCGAAATAGTCCGCCGGGCACTTGAAGCAGAGTATAAAAGAATCCCCTGGCCGGAACGCTATTTTACAAAAAAACAAGTTTGCGAGCTTTTCCAAATTTCCGCCGTCACATTATGGCACTGGGATAAGGCGGACATTTTGAAGCCCATAAAAATAGGAGGGTTGATCCGATACCGGAAAGCAGATATAGAAAGAATAACAGCACAATAATATGGCAACCGTAAAAGCATTTATTCGCGTATCTTCCAAAAAGACCGAAAAGGCGGCGGTCCGTTTCCGCTTATTTGACGGGCGCAAAGTTGAAATTTCGTACAGGAGCAGCCTGCAGGTGGCCCCGGACCTTTGGGACCCAGCTCGCCAGGAAATACGCCCCAAAGCGCTGATGGACCCGATCGAAAAGGCGAGAATTAACAAGCAGGTCGGCGAGCTAAAAGCCCTGATTATAGACCTATACAATAACGCCCCCGCCGGGACGGAGACAAACAGCGCCTGGCTAAAAGAGGCTATCGAAAAGGCACAACACCCGGAATTATACCAGGAGGAAAAAGAAACCTTTTTCCAGGCGTTCGACAAATTCCTGGAAGCCCGCCAGATCGGCGAAATACGCCGCCGCGGCTACCAGGTAATAAAGCGGGATTTACAACGCTTTGAGCTTTACCAGCAGCTGGTCAAATACCGCCGGGCGTTCCGTTTGGAGCTTGACACAACCACCGCCGACACCTTGCAAGAGTTTGAGAAATTCCTGCGCAAAGAACATACATTTTACAGCCGGGACCCTAAGACCGGCAAAGTAACTTATTCCGAGGAATACGCCCCGATCATGGAAGCCGTCCCGGAGAGCCGCCCCCCGGAGGAACGGGGAAACAACACAATAAGCGGGATATTTGCCAGGGTACGGGCTTTTTTCCGCTGGGCCGTTGAAACGGAGCGCACCCAAAATGACCCGTTCCGCAAATTCAAGATCCAGCCTTGCACCTACGGAACGCCCTATTATTTGACTATTGAGGAAAGAAACCGGCTTTATAACTTTGACTTTTCCGCCCGCCCGGCGCTGGCCGTTCAAAGGGATATTTTCGTATTTCATTGTTTGATAGGCTGCCGAATAGGCGACCTCCGGGCCCTTCAAAAAAGCAACATTATAGCCGGGGCCGTTGAATACATACCCAGCAAGACAAAGGGCGAGCGCCCCGAGACGGTCCGCGTCCCCTTGAACCAGACCGCCCGGGAAATATTGGATAAATACCAGGATCTGGAAGGCCCCCAGCTTTTGCCCTTCATTTCGGAGCAAAAATACAGGCTTGCAATAAAGGACATGATCAGGCTGGCCGGCATTGACCGCCCGGTCACCATACTAAACCCCACCACCGGGGAGAGCGAAACGCGCCCGCTTTACGAAATAGCCAGCAGCCACCTCGCCCGGCGTACTTTTATAGGCAACCTATACAAGCAAGTCAAGGACCCCAATTTAATAGGATCCCTCAGCGGCCACAAAGAAGGAAGCCGCGCTTTTGCCAGATATAGGACTATTGACGACGATATGAAAAAGGACCTTGTTAAACTATTGGACTAAACCGGTATGGCACACTTAACAGGAAAGAGCATCACCCAGCCCACCCAGGCAGAACAGGAACGGGAACGGATAAAGGCCGCAGCGGTCGCCCGCTTGCAGCTGGCCGCCATATTATACGACCTTACAGCGGACACCCCGGAAACAGCCAGAGCCCCCAGGACTGACGCGGAAATATTGGAAGCGCAATACAAAGCCGGGGCGTTTCCCGCCGGCTACAATAAGGCCGATTTTGCCCGGGACCAGGCGGCCACAATAGACAGGCTCCTGGATCCTTTGCGGGAAGTATACGGGCCCCACGACACCGACCTGCAGCGGGGCACAGCATACCGGAACTATTTGCAGGAATATTGCACGGGCATAGAAGAAATAACGCTTAACGGGGAACAATTCTCCATTATTGACGGGGTTATGATAGACGCCGCCGGCGAAGTTGTAGGAATAGCAGACCGCACCCGCCCGGTCCCAGACCCAGACAAAGCCCTGGAGTATATACGCAACGCCGGGAAGCCGGAAAAGAAAAAGCGGGGAAGGCCCGAAGGCAGCACGACGGAAAAACAGAGCTTTACGCAGATCCTGACGGAGGACGGAGCCACCCCGGAGCGCGCCGCCGAGATTTTGGCTGCCTTGAAAACCTTAAAACGCTGCCCCGCCATAGTTGTCTCGCTTTACGCCCTTGCAGATAGAAACGAGCTAAAAGCCGCCAGGCTTGACAACGCCAAAGAACCCGTAATAAAGCTACGTCACGCCCTTATAGAAGAAGGCTTTACACGGAAGCAGCTGGGCGTTTGGCAAAACTTCCCACAGACCGTGGACAGGTACGCAGACCCGGACAAACGCCAAAAGAAACAGGCCTGGATCCCGGCGGCCATAAAGTAACGCACCCCAAAAACCGAATAGAACGCGACCCCACCCGGGCCGCGTTTTTTATTGTATTTAATACCGCCGAATTAAATACAATTTTCTCCCTATTCCATAGTTATAGCTGTTTCCGACCTTTGCACCGTCGGAACCCGCGAAAGCGCGCAACCGGGGACCGCGTAAACGCATAATAATTACAGCAATGGCAGACACATTAAAAGACCTTAAGCAAGTAAACGTTTCAATTACGCTGACACCAGATCAGCTGGAAGCGATAACAGACGCAGCAGCCGAAAAGGCCCGCCGCGCCGTTGAAGCGGAATACAAAAAACAGCAGGCCCCGGAAACCTACTACACAACAACCCAGGTCCGCAAGCTTTTGAACGTAGCGCACCAGACGCTCTGGCGCTGGGATAAAGCCGGCGTTTTGAAACCCGTAAAAATTGGTGGCTTGAACCGCTATAAAAAGACCGACATAGACAGGATCACCGCAACCGCCTAAAACAGAGAGCAGCCATGAACCAGACACCCACAACCACCGCAACCGCCCCAGCCGTAACCATAAAAAAGGGGACGGACCCCCTGCCGGGAGTAAAATCCACAAGCGACCTCCGGCGCATATTTAACGACCTTATGGCCGGGCGCGTTCTTACAGGCCTGGACGCCGTAAAAGCGCAGCGTACAATTTGCCTGACCACCTATATAAGCCGTCTCCGCAAGCAGTACGGAATACCCGTCCAGGCCCGCGAGATTGAGGTGGCCGCAAGCGAAGGGCGCACCAAACGAGTAAACGAGTACTGGATCACCGCGGAGGACCGCCAGAAGATAGAAGCCGCCGCAAGATAGGAGAGCCGGGCGTGAACTACTTAGAGCTAATAAATAGCTTTTGGCGAGTTGAGGACAGCCGGGGGGAACCTTTCTCCCTGGCCGCCACGCGCCTATATTTTTCGCTTTTGAAGCTGAGCAATAGGCAAGGCTGGCCGCCGGTTCTATTCAAGCCAAACGCGGCATTTTACCCGCTTTCGGATAACACCCTAATACGGGCAAGAAAGGAGCTGGCCGCCGCCGGTATTATTGAGTATAAATCCGGCGACGGAAGGGGCCGGGCGACCGCATATATAATAAAGGCCGCAGAAATTGAAACCTTTTCCAGAGCGAAAAACGAAAAGGCCGCCAAAATTGAAACCTTTGAACAAAGCGAAAAGGGCGACAAAAAGGTCGCCGAAAAGGCCGCCAAAATTGAAACCCAATATAAAACTATAAACAAAAACTATAAAGAGACTGCTATCGCAGTAGAGAAAGCCGGGGGGCTTTCTCCCTCTCCAGCTTTGATATTTTCGGAAAATAGAGAGAAAAACATGGAAAGAGAAAACCCAGCAAAAGAGAAACAAGCCATCCAGGAAGGAGCGACCTCGGAAAAGGCAGGAAACGGGGCTATTTTGAACGATAACGCCGAGAGTGGAGGAATCCCCCAGCCGGAGAGTTTGGACGCATTGTCGGCAAAAATAGGAAAAAATAAGCTTGCAAGGCTATTCAGAGATAACAGCCTCCCAAAACTGGCCGAAATTGAGACAGAAAAGGCCGCGAAAGGCTACACCCTGGACGCCCAACTATTTCTGCGTTATTGTATTGAGTCATATATCGAATTACCCTCCCCGCTTGCAGGGTGGCGCAATTATTACGCACAGCTTGAAAAGGCAACACGACTATAAAACAGCATACCAATGGAGACACAGACACCAACACCCAAACCCAAGCTGGAAGGGGCCGCGCTTTTGGAGATAGCCGCACCCCTGGCCGCGGCCATATTCTGGCAGACCGGCGCGAGCTTTTCCGACCTTTGCGGGACCAACCGCCGCCACGACAGCGCCCGCGTGTTCTTTTGTAGCTACCTATTCAGGCGCCGCGCAAGCGCCGAGGATATAGCCAGGATCCTAAACAAGCGCCCCGCCGTCATAAAGGAATTTATCAGCCAGGGCCGGGACGATAACAGCCCCCTGGCCGTTGAATTCCGCCGCCGGATAATGGATTTTTACAATGGGGCTCACGATTAACGGCGGGCTGTTGGTCGCGGCAGAGCCCAGGCCAGCACCGGCGCAAGAGCCCGCGCCGGGCACAGAAGTCGGGCAAGATACGGGCAACAGCACCCAGGAAGGAAGCGAAAACGCCGAAAATTAAGGAGTTACAAAGCACAAAATACCCCGATAAGGAGTCGAACCAATTAAAACCAATACGCACCATGACAACGGAAGAATTAACCCAGCTCGTACACGAAGCAGTAGAGAAGGCCCTGGAGCCCATCCGCGCCGCAGTAGACGCAGCCGCCGGCAAGCCCGCGGCCGCAGGAACAGGAACCGGCGAAGGGGAAGGAACCGGCGAAGGGAAAGGAACCGGCGAAGCAGCAGCCGCAGCAGCAGCCGCAGCAGCAGCCGCACAGCAGCAAAAAACCCCTGAGCAGGAACAGGAGGAACGGATGCACCAGGCCGTCGAAGAATATATTAAAAACCCGGGCGGACTTAGCGAAGGCCGCAAGATTTAGGAGGGCCAGATCATGCGAGACAACACCCCGGCCGCCGTTTCCCCCGTTCAGGCATTGAAGGATGCCCTGGACCGCCAGGCCGAAAAGACCGAGCAGGAGCGGCGACGACTTAAGCAGGAACAGGAGGACAGCATCAACAAAGGCTGGCAAAAGACCCCCGCCCAGCTTGCAGAGGAAGGACGGATGAGCGAAGCCGTCCAGGACTACATCAAGCGCAAGGGAAAGAAGGACCCCCTGGGCGGAAAACACGTTTAACACCGATAAAAGCCCCGATAACACCGGGGCGCACCGATACGAAATGGCAAACAAAAACCCCAATATAAGCGGACTAAAACCCCGCTGGCAGCCAGGACAAAGCGGCAACCCAAGCGGACGCCCCCGGAAGATAACGAAGGCGCTGCGGTCCCTTTTTGGGGACCAGGCCCGGCGCTACTACAATTTGAC